CATACATCATTTTTTTCTTCTTCAGGTAAACTTTCTTTAAATAACTTATAAGCAGCTAATAAATCAGAAGGCATTTTTCTTCTAATGTTTCTAGAATTAAAGAAAAACACATGTTTATATTCTTTATCTCCAAATAATTGTCCTTTAGCTTTTTGTAAATTATCCCATTGTTCATGTTTTTCATCAATTGGGAAAAATTGTTTTTCATTTATACCATGTGGTACATAAGATATAATTTTGTCTTTTGCTTTGTCTCCTAAAACTAACCTATTAATATTTTCAGTTTGTTTTGAAATACCTAATAACATATCACATGAATCATAATAAGGTTCATTATATAATGGTGCAGGTAAATCATCCCAAATATTTAAATAAACTAATGGGCATTTAGCTCTAATTTCATTTTCTATTTGAAATAACCATTCCCAATATCTAGGATCAGTAAAGATAAATACAGCATCGGGTTTTTCTAAATCTAAAAATTTTCTTAAGATTGTAGAATCACCATATCCATTTTGTGGGTATAAAAATACTGAGGCATCTTCAACACCGGCTCTATTACCAGTATCTTGGCTTAAATCCATTTTTTTTCCTACTTCTGGATGGTTAATTGCTGCTCCTACGTTAACCCAATTGTATTTATGGCAAGTTCCTATTACTATTTCCCTAGCCATTGTTGCAACACCTGAGTGCATACGAATATCATCGCAAAGAAACAGGATTTTTTTTCTTTGTTCTTTTGGTAAATAACCTTCTTTCATAAAATTTTAATTGTCTAGTGTTAAGTTTGTTTTGCTATGAACTTGTTTTCTAAATTCTTCGTCTGTAAGATACAAACAAATAGCTCGGTCTGCAAGTTTTTGGAATGAAAATTTTGTTTTAACACACTCTATTTTGAAATTTTCAAATAAGTGTCTATGAACTTTAACACTTGTTAGTTGTAACTCTTTTTTTATCATAATCTATTTTTTATATATATAAATATATGGATTCTAAAAACTAAAAAATTTTTCATCGGGAGTTAGTGAAGCTCCGCATAAATCTTTGTTTTTTCCAAAGTCACACCAATCACAAGGTTTATCAATTTTCTTTTCAAATTCTTTATCTATAGGATTACCAGTATCAGTATAACATTCTTTTATAAAAGAGATAAAGTCTTCCTTAGCATCTTTTAAACGTTTATTATTATCAACTGGTTTGAAGTTTTGGACGCGATATGCTTGATGAGGTGACATTAGATTTGAATCGTCAAAATTTAATACTTTACGTTTAACAATATAAAATTCTACATTTATTTTACTTAAAGGTACTTTAAATAATTCAGAATAATACTGTTTATATAAATAAAGTTGATTATGTTTTGTTTTATCTCCCTTTTCCCATTTACTCCATCCTTTAGTAGATGTTTTAATATCAAATATAGTATATTCATCTAGTTTTTTATTATAGATTATTAAATCTATGTAACCCATATACTTAATATTTGGTCTTTCTTTAATTGGATTGGTTATTAAAGGTACTTCAATACCTTTTAATTCATGTTTACGGGGTGAAAAATAATTTCTTCTACCACGTTTATGTTTTTTAAACCAATCTAATATTCCCACACCGTCTGAATAAAATTCATTTAGTAATTCTGGTGTAGCAAAATGACCATGTTTTTTCTTATATTTAGAATATTCTTCAACCATTTTTTCTTTAAAAAATGAATTTAGATTTAAATCATCAGCTTTTTTAGCTGATGTATCAAACATGGTTTGAAGATAGTGTTGTAATGCTTCATGCATTGCTGTACCAAATACAAAATGCATATTAGGTTTTATATCCCTATAACCTTTTACGTATTCTAAATACCATTTGTGAGGGCAAGATTTATAAGTAGAATATTGTGAAAAGGATACAACTTTATCTGTAGCGTAATTTACTTCCATTTATCTTTAGAAACCATTTGGCAAATTATACCATAATTGGTTATATCCTGGAATGTATCTATTAATGTTTCATTTTGACATTTTCTATTGGTAAGTATCATATTTTTCCATCTGTTAATCTTATCAGACAGTCTATACCATAAGCCAGTCATAGCAAAATCTTTTTCTTCTTCATTTACTAATTGTGTACCGGCTGATACGTTTCCCATCCCATAGTCAAGGTGTTTTTTAGCAAATAATTCAAATTGTTCATCCATTACTTCTACATAAGTTTCATAAATTAATGGATATTCTTTTTTTAAAATTTCTTTAGCTGTTTTCATTTATTTTTTGTTTTATAGGTTCGAATGAAATCCATCCTGTTGTTATATATTTTTCCCCTGAAAGAGGAGGATTACCTCTGTGGATATGGGTATATCCTGCGGGGAATATACAAACTGTTCCTTGTTTAGGTTTAACTCTTTTACTTTGTAATAAAAATTCAGTTTCTCCTCCTTCTTCTATATCATTTAAATATAAAGTATAAACCATTAACCTTCGTATTACTTTATCATCGTTATAAACACTTTCGGCATGCCATGTATGAAATCCTTCTGTAGGGGATGTTTTTTGTACTTTAAAATCATCTACATATAGAGGATTTTGAATTATTGCTTGGAGTTTATACTTTGATATATATAAAGGAAATATATTTTCCATAAAAGTTTTACAAAATTCAACTCTCAACTCTTGGTTTATTACTTGGGTAGGGATAGATAAGTCTTCCATTCGTGTAGGAAAAACACCTTCATCATATAGATTAGATAATTTACGTTGTTGGTCTCTATTTAGATGATATTTTTTATTACTTTCAAAAGAATGTATAATCTTTTCACAATAATCTTTTGAAATAGCATTTTTAAAAATCCCAATATGTTGGTCAAAAATTACCTGCATTAAATTAATTCTTTAGTACTAAAATATTTTTCTAATGCTTCTAATTTATCATCAGCATCAACTAATATTGTAAGTGCTTCATCAGCATTTTTGTAAAAATCTTCAGTAGAATGATCTCCAATACCAACAGCTTTATTACCTAATAGATCTAAAGATAATAATGCTTTTGCTTTATCTGCTTCTGCAGATGTTTTTAACATGTTATATAATTCTTTTGTCATTTTAATAATTTTTTAATTTGTTTATCATCTATACCTATATTTTGAAGTATAATTTTTGATAAGTCTTTTCCTATTAACTGGTAGTTATCCTTTATTTCTCTTTCACTTGATTCAAAGTATTTAGCTAAAATAGTAATTAAATTTGAATTTAAAGTGCTTTTTTTAGGTTTAATATATCTAAAAAATATTTTTCTTTTTGGTATAAGTTGGCAATAGTAATTATAAAGTAATTCTTTATTAATAGAATATTTTTGTATTGTATTAACAAAATCAATATAATTTTCTTTCATTGATATAAAGCGATTAATCATATAAGAATTAAAAGATTCACGATCTTCATTATTAAATGAAGACCATGGTCTTTTATTATAACTTATTTCATTAAGCCAATCAAATATAGTCATTAACTAGTATACTCTTCTCTTAAGTCTTGTGGTAAAGTATCCCCTAATATTTCATTTGTTTCAGGATCATAAAATACTGTAATTGGTACAATAGCATCTTCTGGTGTTCCAGTTATGAATTTTGATACTTTTCTAAGTACCATTCCTGTATGCCATATTTTACCACCTGAAGGTGTTTCAAGAGGAGTTGTTTTAGATAAATCTAGATTCATCTGTGGTTGTTGGGTATTATCCATTTTTTAATAAATTTGCGATACATCCCATGAAAGTAATTTCTTTATCAGGAGCCATAACAGACTGATATTGTGATTCGGCAATAATAATTGTACCTAACACTGGGTTGTGGAATGAATCTAGGTTTTCAAATAAGGCTCTATATAATTCATTGTAGTCTCTTATATTTGAATCTGCTACAATTTGTCTAATTTGGTTAAATGCCTTAGCATCTTTTGATTTGATTAAATTAATAATTTGATCCGTATATTGTTTTTGATTAACAATGTCTTTATTTAATTGTAAAAATGTACCTGCAACATCATAAACCATACATGATTGTAATAAATTTAAGGTTTTTCTAATATCAGGATATGTTTGGTTTACAATCTCTACTATATCATCAGTTGCACG